CTACAACTGCAAGTCGAGGATCAGCAAAAGAATGGGCAACCGCATCAGGATTAGTAGATACTGCAAGTTATTCTGCAAAAGAATATTCACAATCCAGTACCGCAGGAACAAGCACCTATGGAGGTTCAGCAAAAGGCTGGTCACAAACTGCATTAGATACCGCAGTTCCTGGTGCAGGATCAAGTGACAGATCAGCTTTACACTATTCAACTTTATCTGCAAACTCAGCAACTGCTGCTAAAAATAGTGCTGCTGCAATAGCAAACTCTTTTGATTCCTTTGATGATACTTATCTGGGAACAATGACTGATGCAGTATCTTTCACTGCAGATGCAAGTACAGATTTCCTAACTTCAAATGCACATGGATTAGTTGACACTCAACAAATACAAGTTGTAGGAACAGATTTACCAGCGGGACTTAGTGCAAGTACAAATTATTTTGTAAGAGATAAAACAACTAATACTTTTAAATTAGCAGCAACATCTGGTGGAACTGCAATAAATATAACTGATAACGGAACAGGAACTAATACTTGGATATACGGAGATTTTGCTACTCCAGCTACATCATCATGGGCTATAAATTCTTCTACCATAACAGTAGCAAGTAATGTTGGTATTAGAGTAGGACAAGTTGTTAGTGGTACAGGAATACCAGCACCAACTGACTCTCCTGCTCGTCCAAAACCTAATGTATTATCTATAGATGGAACATCGATTGTTATTTCTGATAATATGGTGGCGGCAAGTGTAGATGCAGGAAGTGGAGGTGCGGCAGTTACATTTGCTAATAAAGGTGTCTATGGGGCATTTAATACAACTAAAGATGGCCCTTCTACAGACAATGATGGTGGTGTATTAGCAGATGGTATGCTGTATTTTAACAGCACCGATAACAACATGATGGTCTATAAGGAGACAGGTGCAGCTTGGATTAAGACTTCAGCTTCAGGAGGTGTTTCATTAGTAATGCATAAAGCTGTTGCTTCTGGTACACCTACTTCTTTTGCGGCTAGTGACTTCACTCCCACATTAAGTTATGAAGTTAATAATATAATTGTGTGGCTCAATGGAGTTAAATTAGATTCAACAGATTATGTTGCAACTACAGGAACTACAATTACAGATTTAGCAGCTTTGGCTAATGCAGACGAATTGGTTGTCTTGGCATTTAAGACCTTTGAAGTTGCAGATGCAGTTAGTGCAGCTTCAGGAGGGACTTTTGGAGGTGCAGTTACATGTTCTGCAGGACTCACAAGTACAACCATTGATGCAACTACAGACTTCACCATTGGTGGAACAGTCATTACGAATAACACAATCACAGATGATGGAACATTAACCATTACTGCAACTACAGGAATCACTCTAGGTCAGGATACAGCATTGTCTGCAGGTAAAGACCTAGAAACATCAACAACAGGAAAGATAAAAATGAAAGGCAGTTTTATGCAATCAAGTACACATCAAGCACTTACATTAGGAGGTTAATATGGCAATACCAAGTGGTTCAGGGACAGAGGTTCTAAAGAATACAACCATTAAAACTCAATCTAATTCAGAAACAGCAGTTAGATGGGATGGTACAAGAGCAACAACTGGAACTTCAACTTATTCGGTTCCTACAAATCATATAATAACAGTATTAAGTATTGTTTTTTGTGAGGTTGCCAATGCAACAGGAGGCGAGTTACTAACTGTTAGATTAGACGATGGAACAGATAATGTTTATGTTCTTAATCAGCAATCCATTCCAGCTTATGGGACATTCACTTGGAATGATCGTGTAGTTATAGCATCTGGAAATAAACTAAAAATTAATTTAGCCTCTGCTGGAAATGTTGATATTTGGGTTAGTTACATCGACCAAGACTGGACATAAGGAGAAACCATGAGTGGAATAATTGGAGGAGCAGGAAGCAGGTCTGGTGTCATCGGTGTGACTGAGATTGATTATGAAGAAGGTGACTGGACACCTATAATTTCAGATACGAGTAATAATGCAACTGGTTATTCTGTCCAAGCTGGATATTATACAAAAATTGGTCGTAAAGTATTTTTAACAGGCCGAATCCAAACATCTAATCTTGGCTCTGTTTCGGGTAATATTGTTTTGGGTGGTTTCCCATTTACAGTAATAAATTCAGATAAAGCAAGATCAGGATTAACCTTTACAGGACATAATTTTAATATGTCTGCTGGTACAAGTGTTATAGGTGGTGATTGTGAAGCTGGACAAACTTATGCTTATTTAAGGCGTTGGAATCAAGATGCAGGAACAGCACAGATGACAGATACAAACTGGTCTGCTGATGGAGCAGGATATTTTTCAATCTTTTACGTTGTAGCATAATAAAGAATAAAAATGGCAAATACATTAGACAAAATAGAAGTAGTCACAGATTACAAACATCTCCAAATCAGAGAGGTTACAGATACAGGTGGCTACCATCGAAGGGTACTAACATCAGATATGGATGTATCTGGAGAAGTGCAAGAGATTCAGGACAAAGCAGAAGAACTTTGGACTGATGAAGTTAAGTCAGCATGGACAACTTTTCAGGCAGAACAAGAAGCAAAAAGGAGTAACACATGAGCAGAGCAAGACAAGTAGCCAATTTTGATCCAGCATTATTAGCCGCAGATGAAGTTAGTCTGGATAAGGTGGATGATGGTACTTTAGGTACAGGCACAATAGGTGGTAGTTCTGTAGTTAATACCTCTGGAGCAATCACTACTACTGGAATTAATACTTCTGCATCTCTCGTACTAACACCAGGTTCTACACCAGGCTCTCCAACTGAAGGAGCAATGTATTATGACAGTACAGCTCGTACAGTAAAAGTTTACGACAGCACAGCTTGGAGACAAATGAGTAATGAAGCATTTTCTGCAACAGGTGGAACAGTTACAACTTATACAGGCTTCAAAGTGCATAAATTTACTTCTTCAGGTACATTTACAGTATCGGGTGCTGTAAGCACAATTGACTTTCTTGTAGTTGCTGGTGGAGGAGGAGGTGGTTCAGAAGTAGGGGCTTCCAACGGTTCTAGTGGAGGAGGTGCTGGAGGTCTTGTTTGGACTACTGGTCATAAAGTAACTGCACAATCGTATGGTATATTTATAGGTGCAGGAGGACAGCCAGTATTTGTTGGGGGTTTAGCAGGATACAATGGAGGAGATAGTACTGCATTCGGTATAACAGCAGAAGGAGGAGGAGGAGGAGGAAATTGGAATGGTGGAACTGGAGTAGACGGTGGGTCTGGAGGAGGGTCTAATTCTGCTACTACGAGTGTGGGTAGGCAGGGTTATGCTGGAGGTACATCAACAGGTGTTTATGGAAGTGGTGGAGGTGGTGCAGGAGCAGTAGGACAATCAGGCACTCCTTCTAATGGTGGTGATGGGTCTTCAACATTTGTTAATTCATCGGCTTCGGAAACAACTGCACTTTTATTGGCTTCTGTAGCTGGGACTGATAGCTCAAATGTGGCAACAACAAGCAGTTCATCTGGTACACTTTATATTGCTGGTGGTGGTGGTGGAGCTTATACTGATTCTCATACTAGCACAGGAGGAAAAGGGGGTGGAGGATATTATGGTACCACAAATTCCACATCTAGTCCCGGAAAGGCAAATACTGGAGGAGGAGGTGGAGGAACAGCTTGGGATAATCATTTAGGTTCTAAAGGTGGTTCAGGGATCGTAATCATAAGGTATGCAATATGAGCTACATAGCATTAGCAGAAGGTAAACAAGTGAGTGAATCCACTCATGAAGATTAACTTAAAGTTAGAATCTGGTTTAGAAGTAGATTTTACTCCAGACTTTGACATGCCTAATGAAGCACAACTAGATAAGGTTACATGGACTTTACCTGATCCTATAAATACTAAAACAATTCAATTACTAGATCCAGATTATTTTTATATAGGAGAAGATGAAGAAAACACTTAATACTTTATTAATTACTACATTATTACTAATTGGAAGTTGGATAGCTACAGCCGAACCTCCTAATGTAGAATACTACCCACTTAATAATCCACATAGTAACCCACCTTCCGCACAACAACAATCTCCAGTAGATAATGTAATTAGTATACTGCTAGATCAGGGTTTTGCAGGAGCTATTATCGTAATACTGTTTGTATGGACTTACAAGACAGATAAGAATAATAGAGCTTCACAGAAGGAAAACTTCGATAAGTTCGTAGCTATTAGTGCAGAATGTTCTGCTCACATGGCAAGTGTATCAGCAAGACTAGAGAACATAGAACGTGAAATCGAAGCAACTAAACAATTAGAAATGCTTCAAGCAACAAGAAAGGGATAAAATGATAGGACTATTAGCTCCGTTAATCGGAGGAACAGTTAAGGCACTCTGTATGAGTATGCTTTCTGAGGAACTTTTAAAACGTGTAATTTTGATTCTTTTGGAACGACTCGTGAAATCTACTGACAATACATTAGACGATCAAATACTTGCAGAATATAAAAAACACATGTAGGGTATGAATGAAACTAGCAGAAAAAATTATAATTATACTGATAGTATTTTTACTAGGTATTTCCTATTTTCCTACTAAATGGGTATTTGCTGAAGAAAAGTTAAAATTCTCCACTCAACAAACAAGAGAACTATGGCAAGTTTGTGCAGTATCATTTCGTAATATAAATCCTAGTATTGGACAGGATGTTTACTTTCCTGTATGTGATTGTTATGTAGACCACATAAGAGCCAACTACGAACCAAAAGTGATGGATAATATGACACCAGAAGGATCTAATAAGTTATCCCTAGAACTACGAAAAGCATGTAATCCTAAACACCTAAGAGATGAGGATTTTACATAATATGGGAATATCATCAGCAAACTTTAGTAGTAAAGAGTTATCATGCTCCTGCTGTGGGAAAAACAAGTTTAACAAGGAGACATTGATAGCCTTACAGAGACTTAGAGATGCAATAGGTAAACCAATTTCTCTCTCGTCAGCGTATCGCTGCCCTGAAAAAAATAGTAAGGTAAGTTCTACAGGTAAGGAAGGCCCGCATACTACTGGAAAAGCTATTGATATTTTATGTAGTGGAAAATTAGCTCACGAGATTCTGAGCTTTGCAATGATACGTTGTAATATATGGAAAGGGATTGGAATTAGTCAGAAAGGTAAACATAAATCCAGGTTCATACATTTGGATACTATAGATTCTGATAATAGACCTTGGGTATGGAGTTACTAGATGGCAGATAAAACAAAAAATCCATTTGATAAATTTGTAAAGAAACTTGATCCCAAAACTAGAAAGAAATTACGGATACTTTTCCCAGATCCATCTAAAAAAGTTATTCCTATTAAAAAAATACCACTAACTGTAACATCTCCTGATAGTATTACTACAAAAATTAAATATGGTTATGGAGATAAATTAGCAGTAGAGGCAGCTAGAACAGATCCAATCTTTAAAAAACTATCTCCAGAGTCTCAACAGAAGTATATTGAGTTTATGGATAAACAAATAAAAAGTAATCAACCAATAACTGCTAAACAGATTGCTAATCTTAAAATTATTAAAGCAAAACTTGACAAATTAAATAAAAAAAGATCAGGAGGAAAAGGAGGTGGGAAACCTTCAGGTAAAGGAATAGGAGCACTTTCTGGAATTTCAAGTGTATTAGGAATATTTAGAGCAAAGAAAGAAGCAAAAAAAGATCTAGGTAGAAAACCAAGTACATTAGAAATTCTGGAATATACGGTACCTCCTCATGCACGATTAAAAGCAATGAAGAAGAAGATGTTTGGTAATTATTATATTCCACCTTCAATATAATCAAAATGAAGTTTCTAATACTCATCATCTCATTTATCATAATAGGCTGTACTACCTCTACTCCTGTTCATAAATTCGGCTACTGGCATGAAAGTTATACTCAGAGTGTATCATTCTGGCAATGTGTAGAGATTTTTACACCATATATAAATAAGGAATGTTAAATGGAAACAAATAAACTTAATACTCTATATGAAGCAGTTGCTACCGAACTATTAACTAGGATAGAGTCAGGAGAAGCTAAACCTGCTGACCTTGCAGTTGCAGTTAGGTTCCTCAAAGATAATGATATAACTGCTCTACCTGTTAATGATAATGCTCTCCAACAACTAATGGAAAGTATGCCTTTTCCTAGTGAGAAAGATATAGCAAAAGGTAAAACCTCTTTCGATTGTTAAATTATGGCTGAAGAAGAAGTAATTAAAGAACCTAGAAGTGCAAAGGAAAATTGGGAATTTCTAGGTAGAGATACAGGCCCAGGAACATGGAAAAAAGGTGAAGTAGGAGAAAGAATTTATCCTATGCCTGAATCTGTCTATGATACATTCCATAGAAATTTATTCCAAACACCTACTATTGATACAGAAGTTAATCCTGATCCATTAATACGAAGAGAAGACTTACTCACTTGGTCAAAAAATCATAAAGGTAAACTTATTCTTGCTGATGAACTTAGAAATACTACTACTTATCAAAATGGTGTAACCTATAGAGATCCTATAACCTTTTATCATGGAACTACTTGGAATAAGAAAGATCATTTTGAATTAACTAAAAGTCAGAAAAAAGAATATGGACATTGGGGAAGTGGAAACTACTTCGTAACTGAAATTGGAGATGCAGTTCCCTATTCTCCAAGTAGAAATGATGGAATGAAAGAAGTTATACCTACTGATATACAAAAAATAAGACAGAAAGGTATTGAAGATAAATCTCAAGTACTCCAGGTACATTTAGCACCTAAAAAACCTCTAAAAACTACTAGGTATAATATTGATACAGTACATATTGAAGATCCTAAAGATTATGATAAGGTTTTAGAAACTACTAGAGACTTGATTGTAAAGAATAGTAAGAAGAAGAGAGGGGAGAGAGATATGACTCTTGAATCTTTCGATAGAAAAATTAAAGCTGTGATAGAACATGCTTTTGATTTAGGTACTCTCTCTGATAGGTACAATATGTCCTCTCCTACAGAAGGTGATCCTGTGGGTTCAATGTTTGGGGAAAAGGAACTACAAAAAAGTCAGTCTGAAAATAGATCTCCAGACTATATAGGGCAATTAGATGTAGAGGAACTGTCTGAATACATACCTTCACAGGACTTTTCAGAAATAGCAAAGGCGGCAGGATATACTGCTACACTTATTAAATATAAAGAGAATTTCCTTGAAGATAGGTTTCCTACTGATCCTGATCCTGATCACTTTTACGAAGTAATTCTTTATAATACTGGATAAAAGTAATGTAATATGGCTTATTCTGAGAAAGTGATAGAACATTATGAACGACCTAGAAACATTGGTAGCATGGGGATTACTAGCTCTATTGGTACTGGGCTTGTGGGTGCTCCTGAATGTGGAGATGTAATGAAGCTCCAAATCAAGGTTGAGAATAATAAAATAGTGGATGCAAAGTTTAAAACCTTTGGATGTGGTTCAGCAATAGCATCATCTTCCCTTGCAACTGAATGGGTAAAAGGGAAAACAATAGAGGAAGCTCAGACAATTAAAAATACTGATATTGTCAAAGAGCTATCATTACCACCAGTAAAAATACATTGTTCTGTCCTTGCTGAAGATGCAATTAAGGCTGCTATTGCAGATTACCTTAGTCATTGATATTATTATACATGTTTAATTAACTCCCCTTATAGTATAGGGGGAGGGTTAAACATATATAAACAAAGGAAGGATAGATACAATGAAATATATATTATTAATAATAATTACTATACTGATTTTACCTTACCACTCTTTTAGTAATGAGTATATTATTATAAGAATGTGTAAGGCTATGGAAGGTTGTGCTGTTAATACTAAAACTGGAGAGTGTCCTACATGTGTTGATAAGAAAATTCCTATACCTAAACAAGTAGAAGAGAAACCTAAACCTCGTTTATTAATGATAAATAAAAAAATAGATAATCATAATGATAATAATGATTATGATACTCCTATTCTAAATTTTGTACCTTTGGAAGAACTTTGTAAAACATGTTATTGGAGAAAATGATATGTGTAAATGTAAAGATTGTAAATGTAATCCTTGTAGATGTAAATAATGGATAATAAGTTAAAGGACTTTCGTAATTTCCTTTTTATCTGTTGGAAACATCTACACCTACCTGATCCTACCCCTGTGCAATACGACATTGCAACATTCCTACAGAACAAACCTAAACGTGGAGTGATAGAAGCTTTTCGTGGAGTGGGGAAAAGCTATATCACATCTGCCTTCGTTTGTCATACCCTCCTTCTTGATCCTCAAATGAAAGTTCTAGTTGTAAGTGCTTCAAAAGTCAGGTCAGATGACTTCTCAACCTTTACACAGAGACTCATACACGAAATACCTATCCTTCAACACCTTAGATCCTCTGAAGGTCAGAGACAATCAAAAGTATCATTCGATGTAGGGCCAGCATTAGCTTCACATTCTCCCTCAGTTAAAAGTGTAGGTATAACAGGACAGTTAGCTGGTAGTAGAGCAGATCTTATCGTGGCAGACGATGTGGAGGTTCCTAATAACTCAATGACTCAATCAATGAGAGATAAATTATCGGAAGCAGTCAAAGAGTTTGATGCTATTCTTAAACCTGATGGATCAATAATCTATCTAGGAACTCCTCAAACTGAGATGTCTCTCTATGAAACACTACCTGAGAGAGGGTATGAAGTACAAATATGGCCTAGTAGATACCCTACCGATGAACAAATAGTAAGATATGAAAATAGATTAGCACCTTTTATACGAAATAAGAAAGGTAAAACAGGAGAACCTACTGATCCTTTGAGATTTGATGATGATGATCTTACTGAGAGAGAACTTTCCTATGGTAGATCAGGATTTAATCTACAGTTTCAACTCGATACTTCACTTAGTGATGCCGATAGGTATCCTCTTAAACTTAGTGACTTGATAGTTATGTCTCTGGATGGTGATAAAGCACCTGAAAAACCTGTGTGGTCTAGAGATCCTGAAAATAAATTAACTGAACTGCCTAATGTAGGTCTTCCTGGTGATGGTTACTACTCTCCACAAAAGAAAATAGGTGATTGGTTGGAATATACTGGTAGTGTCCTGTCAGTCGATCCTAGTGGTAGAGGTAAAGATGAGACAGGTTATGCAGTTGTTAAGATGTTGAATGGTATTCTGTACCTGACTGAATGTGGAGGACTGCAAGGTGGATATAAACAAGATAACCTACAGGCACTCTCAATCATTGCCAGACGTAATAAAGTAAATCTGGTGTTGATAGAGTCTAACTTTGGTGATGGGATGTTCATGGAGCTATGGAAGCCTATTCTGAGTAAGATATATGATGTTAGAATGGAAGAAGTTAGATCTAATATACAGAAAGAGAGAAGAATCATAGATACTCTTGAACCTGTAATGAATCAACATAGATTAGTGGTAGATCCACAGGTGATAGAGAAGGATATACAGACTGTTAGACACTATCCTAGTGAAAGTCAAGCTAAATACATGCTGTTTCACCAGATGACTAGGATTACAAAGGATAAAGGTGCTCTGATTCATGACGATAGACTCGATGCTCTTCAAATGGCAGTTGGTTATTGGGTCGAACAGATGGCTACTGATGCAGATAAAGAGGTGGTTGTTAGGAAAGATAGATTGATGGATGAGGAACTTGAAAGATTTACTGCAGGAGTGTTTAATAAAGAGTTTGTTGAGACACCAAATGTCTGGATGAATATGTAGGGAAAAAATCTGAGAGGGTATTACGTTATACCCAGGACGGGTATCCCCCATACCTTTTTTTTTGGGCCGCTCTACTCCATATTATTACATGATACGTAATTGCAGCAGTTCCAAACATTCAAATTGTTTAAGCAGCAGCAAGATAATTGCCAGCAGTTTGTAATTTTTTTTTATTTTTTTTTCTTTCTCTCTCTTTCTCTCTTTATCTATGTTTTTTCTTTTCGATCGGTTAGATCGGTTAGATCGGTTAGATCGGTTAGATCGGTTAGATCGGTTAGATCGGTTAGATCGGTTAGATCGGTTAGATCGGCTGTACGTTGTTAGTC